GAGCAAGGTCGTTACGGATGAGGTTCTCAATGTCCAAAGAAGACTGCATCATCATATTGCGCGTGATTTGCGTATGTGCGCCAACAGTTTTCATTGCCATTGTGATTTGACCGAAGGTAGGCTCGCTCTCAGCAGAGGCAGAACCTTCAGTTGCAATCCAACCAGCAGTCGAAGCGGCTGATTTTTTCGGGATTACAACATCGCCTTGCAGACCGTTAAGAACGGTTGCGCCAGCAGCCATAACGCTAGAAGCGTTGCGAAGAACGTCAACGAAGTCGCCGCCACGGAAGTCTTCAGCAATCAGTGCTGAATCATCAGAGGTGTTAACATCGCGTTTTGCCCAAGAGCGGAGAACTTCAGTCGGCAGCATGATGCCACGAGCCGAACGGCCTGTAGCAGCTTGAGCAGCTTCAGAAACTTCACGCTCGAAGGATGCGTCTTCTTGAGCCTGACGGTCAGTCGGGTTTGCCATAGCACGGATAGCGCGCAGAACGGAAAACTCACGAACTTCTTTTTTGGTCAGACCAACTTCAGCAGTTTCGAGGGGCTTGTCACCGATGACTTCGAGCAGTTCACCACGGAACTGGTCGATTGATTTGTTTTCGGCAACAGCTTTAGCAGCCATTTCGCTGCGCTGGTGTTTTGCGCCCAATTCGATGATTGATGCGACTTCTTTGTTGCGAGCAGAACGAGCTTCGTCTGCAACAACATTGATATCGATTTCTGACATTTCTGTCTCCTTAGTTTCGATAGTTTCAATTTGGGTTTCGGTGGTGACATCTTTAGAGCGTCCAATACCAACATTTTCATCTGCCGGAATAGATACCAAAGATACCTCCATTACGCGCCAAGAATTGACACGGTAGCTATCCGCGTCCTCTTTTTGCATTTTGTTGACTTGGTAGCCAACGCTGATGTTTGAACGGATGCCATCCGTTACATCATCAAACATCTCTTTAGCCATTCCGTTTTTACCAAACCGAACTGTTGCCCGCAACACGCGAGACGAACTATCGAGAGTAACATCCTCAACAACACCGATTGTTTGTTTCGGGTCGTGGTCAAGCAAGAGCGGCATACGCCCAGACTTGGCAAACGACAGGTCAACACTGTCTTCGGTGTGGTCGAGAATTTCTTTGCCGAAGCTGCGCTCAACAGGTGTTTCGCTGGAGACAGCAATCTTTACTCGGCGTGTTTCTTCATCAATCGCGCCAGCCTTCATATCGGATGCGCGATGCTGCATTTCTTGGGGGGCGGCTCGGTCAGCTTCTTCTTCCGGGGCCTCTTCAACCTCGGCTTCGGCTTCTTCTTCTTCGCCCTCATGTTTGGCGTAGACAATGGTTACCGTCTCGTCATCGTCCTGCACGGCGACAACGTGGCGTTCTTCCAGTTCATCCGTTTCAACGATTTCCTCGACGATTTCCTCAACGATTTCTTCGCTGGTTTCTCTAAGGTCAGTCATTGTTTCAAATCCTATATAATCAAAGTTGTCATCAGAGCGTTCTTTACTCGACATCGGATGTCCTGATGGTAACAAATCCGTGTCATGTTTGCCACTGCGGAATTTTCCGTTGCGGAGGACGTATAAAAAGCTATTCACGCGCGCGTATGCCCACTGGTCAGCAGACTTGACTGTTGGACGGACGCTGCCGGGGTTAGTCTTATACGCTCCAACGCCACGGCGGAATACTGCAACCAAAGTTCGTGTGCTTGTCCGCTTGGATGCGGTGTCGCCAACCTTCTCATTGTGGTCAGCGGCCTTCTTGGCAAGAGCAGTGCGAATTGTGTCGCTGACTTCTTCAGCGCGTTCATCTTTGTCGATAATCTTGGTTAACCCGCGCGCCCAACGCTGTCCTGCGTCTCCGCCCCACAATGCCCATGCGATGCGTCCATTCGACGGATAGCCATCTTCTCCGGGGCGAAAGCCTTCGGCCTTCTTATCTACTTCGTGGCGAGAGAAGAATGAGTGCATACGCTTGACGGTGCTTTCCGACAAGTTCTTTCCACCCTGAATATCTCGCGCGCGAGCGATGCCGACCTCAGTTCCACCACGACCAAACTCGCGCCGCCATTCTAGGCCACGCTTGGCTTCTTCTACCATTCCGTCGGTTGGCTTATAACTCGCCATCGTCGTCTCCAGTTACATCTGGTTCGGCGGGTTGTTTAGTGCCAAACGGCTCAAAGGCCATCTTTAGGCCATAACGGTCAGCCATTTCTTTGTCGCTCTGTATTTGCGCGAACAGTTCTTCAACATCACGACCATAGTTAGCGGCGACATCATTCATGCTGATGAGGCCATTATTGATAGCGGTGACTGCTGCGTTAATCTCTTTGAGCGGGTCAACCCAAGCGAAACCACGCCCACGGAAATGCACATTGCTTGCGAACTTGTTGTATTTCTCTTTGCTGGCAGGAATGTTTGTTGCCCCAAAGTCCAAAGCACTATCCAGCCATGCCGCGAATACTGGCTCACAGAAATGCTCAATCAAGAATGATTGCAGCATTTTGTAATGGTCGCGTTCTTCGATTGTGCCTTGACGGATGGACGAGTAAGAAACGCCAGTCAGGTCATTCGCCAAGCTGGTGTAAGATACATTCAGGCCAGACGCGATGCCACGAAGCACAGCAGCCTCAAACTCACCAAACGCTGTCGTCGGGTGTGTCGGGTCAATCATCTTGAAGTCATGACCTTCCGGCAACTGGCTGTATGAACCCGGCTCCATGTCCACAATCGGCAGTTGATTTTCGTCTTCATCATCTCCGACAAACTCATCGCCAGATGGGGTCGTGATGATGCCGAACTTGGCTGCGGCTGCACGGGCGGCTACAAGTTCCGCCTCACGATAACCACCGAGCATCTTGAGGCTGGCAATGACTGGCGACATAAACGGTTCGCCGCGTGTCTGATGCTGACGCTGCTGAAGGAAGATGTGTATCATCTCATCGGCGGGGACAACTTTATATTTCTTTTCCTGTTTATCTTTGATGAAGAATGTATCATTCGGATGACTGGTCAGAACGTGATAGGCGACAGGACGCTGGAACTCGTCAATCTCTACACCCATACGAATTTCATTGCCGTTCTTGGCGCGTCCGTTCTTATCGTGGTCAATACGTTCCGGCTCAATGAACTGCAAGCTAAAACCATCTTGGTAACGATTGTTGCGAACCTTCTTGACGAAGACTTCTCCATCACGAGCGAGAGCCTCGGCTACATATGATTGGCAGTCTTTCCATGACATTCGACCAGACACTTCTGCGTTGCCCATCTTAGACCAGCGGCGAAAAGCGTCCTCGATAATCTGGTTGCCGCGAACATCTAAGCTGGTGTCATCGTTGCGCGCACGAACTTGCAATGTGAAGCCACTCTCGCCAATGACGTTAGTTTTGATGAGGTGCAAGAAGCGGCGAGCATACTCATTGTTCCGAGCAAGGTCGCGGCTTCTGTTACGCAGGGTGGGAAGGGCTAGGCTCAATTCAGCATCAGCGGAATTATTGGATGCCAAGAAGTCCGCGAAAAGGCGACCAGTATTCGCGCCAGAATAAGTGCGGTATTGGCGAGGCATCCTCATCCGCTTGGTCGGCTCTTTATCTCGGCGCAGGAAATCAAACAATGCCATCTTAGAACCTCAACAAAATTGTGCTTTTGGGTTTGCGTCCGTGTTTGATAGCTTCCTTGCGCTTAATCGCAGAAACCTCACGACGATAATAGTCACGCCACTGAACCAACTCATCAGGGCTTAGTTTAGTAAGTGAGCGACCAGCGATTGAATAGCTAGACACATCGCTATCGGCTTTGCCTTCGAGGATGCCCTCAATCTTGCCAAGCATAATCTCTGCGTGGTGGCGCGGGTCAACCTGATTGTCGAAGTCGGTCGAAACCTTAATCTGACCACGGTCAACGATGATACGTTCATTGTCGCTATTGCGCTCAATCTCTAACTGGTAATGATAATCGCCAACGCTATAATTGGCAGACGTAGAACTAGGCACGGCAAATAAGTAATCATCACCAAGCGAAGTCGCATCAACCTTAATCTCAGTGCTGCCGCCAGTAGAAATGCGAGCAACAAAACGCATCGTAAAAAGTGAGTTGGAATAGTCTTCGGAGAATTGAGTTATCTTAAACTGAACAAAGTCACCGACAACAACCTCAGTCGGAACTCCAGTCGGTGCATTTGCGCTATCGAATAAATTAGCCACGGCAAGCCCCTTGCGTATAGAACGTCTGTTTCTTCACTCGCGCTTTCACGCGCTTAGAATGACGACCCTTACGGCGAACCCTTAACTTCTCTCGCGGTGCAGCAATGCTACTCTTACGCGCCATTAACGCCACCCATTCACGAACCCGCCTTCACGCTTCGGCACTTTGCGCCTCACTTTCGGCTTCGGTTTGTCGTTCACATCATCATTTGCTTTAGCCTTCATAGACCTTTGCGCGATTATATTAACATTGACACCCACTATTGACAATGCCGCTAAAGCGTAAACCCGACAGTCGAGTGCTTCGTTCCTCGGGCGCACTTTCACCCACTCTCTGCGGTGAAATCCCTTGTGGTATTTACGCACTACTTTCTCAGCGGTAAGCATAGCGAAATACTCGTCTGTATATTCTTTGGGGAAGTGGCAATAACCAGCACCTATGTCCTTAATCTTCAGGTGAGAGTAGACCATCTCTTTTGCGGTATCCACCCCGATAGGAAATAGCTTGCACTTTATGTGGTTGTTGGTGCTGGGTCTGCCGACGATTGGCTTGCCTTCACCGCCAACACCTTTGATGGCGAAGACCCGGCGAGATAATCTAGGTTTGCAATACTTGTAGACAGCTTGCGTGTGATGACCGCCAGTATCAATAGCAGACGCTTTTATCTGCAACTCCCTATCGTCTTCGGTTTTGTATGTTAGGGACAAGAAGTTATCTAACTCTGCCCACACCTGACCAGAAGCAGGGTCGCCAAATATAGAGCGGTATTCGATTGACCACGTTTCGCTATCACGCCCATGACCCAAGACCTCCATCTCTAGCCTGTCATCCTGAACGTCAATACCCGCCGTAATAAATACAACCTCTTTTGGAATACTGTCTGCGTTATAATCTTCGCGGTGCGATGCAATCTGAAAGTCGTCCAATCTTTCGCCGTCGTCCTCCCAGCTTTCGCCAAGATAGGTGTTCACCCAAACGCGAAGCGTCTCAGGTAATTTCTTGGCTTGCAGGAAATCCGCCACGGCAGACGAGAGTGGTGTCCACGGGCTGCATAACCCAGACAGTCGGAAACCCGCCCTTCCGACAAATGGAGCGGTGGCTCTCCATTCCCCTTTGCGGATAGCTTTATATCGCGCCGCATCATCCCATGCCCCTCCACATTCTTCACACGCATAAAAAGCAGTGTCTGGGTCTTCATCAGTCCAATGAACATTAGACCACCGCATAACCTGATGGTGTCCGCAATCGGGGCATGGCACATGATACTCACGTTTATCCGTGTTTTCAAATAGTCCCTCAATGCGAGATGCATTTCGTATGGTTGGGGTGGAAACCGAAACCTCTTTCCTGTTCCAGAACGTAGCACTCCGTTTTCTAGCAAGGTCAATCGGGTCGCCCTCCGAGCCAGCCGAGACGGGGAAGCGGTCAACCTCATCGAACAGGACAATCCTAATCGGGCGACTGGCAAGCGAGGCCGGGCTGTTCGCTCCACACATAGTTATGTGTCCGCCGAAGAAGTTCTTCTTCAATGTCGTGTTGCCACTATCGCGCGCCTTCGGGTCTGCAACCTTACCTTGCAGGACCGGGCTGTCTCGCAGCATAGGTGCAAGCCTGTCCTTTGAGAATGTCTGCGCCATATCCAAAGTCGGCTGCACCAGCAGAATTGGTGAAGGGTCTTGATGAATATGGTATCCTATTAGGTTTAGCAGCATCTCCGTTTTGCCAACTTGCGCGCAAGACATAATCGTTACGCTTTCAATCGACGGGTCGGAAACTGCGTCCAGTATCTCGCGCTGGTATTCAGCACGACTTGTGTGCCATGCGCCAACCTCGGCAGAACTCTCCGGAGATAGCTTGCGGAAGCTGTCCGCCCATTGGCTCACGGATAACTTGGGAGGCGGTTTCAGCGCGCGCGCACTTACGTTAGCTAGGGCGAGACTAAGCGTCTTCGTCTGTTGCTTGCGGGTTGTATCCGACCAACTCATTCAACGCCTCCTCAATCATGTCTTCAATGATGGCTCTCGCCTCTGCTGGCTTCTCACACGATATTACAAGAGGCGCAGCCTTGCTAGGTATAGAAAGCAATCTGGTTCTGACCGCCGAAGCCTGCCTGCCAAACTCCTTCGCCACGCTGCCTATCTCAACAAGGTCGCCTCGAAGCAGAGCGTTCTCCATCTCCTTCGCGTCGGCCTGTTCTTTTGCCAGTCGCGCGCGTTCTTCTGCTAGGTCTAGTTCGCCAGCGCGCAGTCTGCCAGCGGCGACTTCCCTGATATGCCTGACGTATTCCTTCGTGGCCTCCTCGACATCATACTGCCCTCGCGGTTGCTTAGTGATAGTGCCACGCGCAACCAAGTCATTGACCATCTTAGTCGATAGGTCGAGTGCCTGCGCTATCTGAACGATAGTCCCCATACGTTTCTCCATTTCCACCTGTCACAAGACATACCATATGTAGTGGGTCATCGACAATCCCCTTAGATATAGGCTGTGACTATTCGACAAACGCGCCTCCGCTCACCCGCGGGGGGCTGTGATGCCTATAGAACCTACGCACAGGCGCGCACAAGCGCGCTATTTTGACGGGTATTGATACCTACCAGCAATTTGCAAACGCGCCCCGGCGGCGCGCTATGGGATTATTTGAGAAATAGGCGGTTTTCTACATATAGTAGGAGCGGCGTCGCGCCGTTTGCCGCCTGCAAACGCGCACAAAAAAACCCCCGCCGGATTAGGGCGGGGGCTTCATTGCCTTTTTGTTTCTAGATTAGTGTCCCAATAGTCGCCATGATTGCAAGCGCGATTGCGTTAATAATTCGCATGATTAACATTCGGTTAAACCCCGCCGCTTATATTCTGCCGCGATTGCTGCGCCCAATCTTTCTTGCGCCAGTTCGGGCAAATCAATAAAGCGGTGCAAAACTTCACTTTGCGGCGCGTCGGGGTTTTTTTCATTCCACTTTATGAAAGCGCGCGCGGCTTCCATTGCTTCACATTCGGCGGCTATTGTCGCCGTATCATGGCGCATAACTTCCCGCGCCCCGTTTTTGTCATGATGCATAAAAACTATCTCTGCCATTTTGTCCCCCTATTGGCTGGCGATTGCGTCGGCTTGCTTTTTGCGTATTCCATCCGCCGGAAAGCCGACAATAGACCGACGGTTAGGGGCGGCGCATAGCTTGCAAGTCGCGCAAGATACGCCGCCAAGATAAGTTGCAGGGCATATGGTAACAGGTCGCCCTTGCGGTGTAGTTTTTGGCAATGTAAAAAGCCGCGCCTTATATTCCGGCACGGTTTCATTTTCGCCTATTGCGTATTCAGTCGGCAAAACGGTAACAACGGGGGCGGCTTCCAAATCCGCCAGCTTGTCGGCATGGTCCGGATTATTGCCCGACAAGTTAACAATAAAGCCGCCAGCGTTTGCCGCCTTTACCGCTTCCCGGTTTTCGGCGTTTTCTATTGTGTCATAATGCGTATAAGTGAAACCGCGCTTGCCCTTGTTCACCTTTACCAAATCCGCCAGCTTGTCGGGGTCAATAGTTACCCCGTCGCCAGCTAAGTCGCCGCTAACATTATGCCGCCAAATTTGCGTTGGGTATGTTTTGCGCGTCAATTCATCGACCAAATGCGCCCAATCGCCGCCGCGCTGCCCGTCGGTAACTTTGCGCCAATGCATAGCTTGCCGCCCGACTTCCATGTTACAACCGCCGCCCTTTAGGGGGCAAGCGTCGGGGCAAGTTTGAGCCCCGCTAGTGGTGACGGGAATTGCGCCTAATTTAGAATTGCGGCTTATTTGTGTTAAGTGGTAATTAGTCATTTTTGCCCCCGTTCAATTCGGAAATTTCCAATGCCATATCGCGCAAATCGCGCACATATTGAATGACGTTTTCATGTTCTTCAAACGCCTTTAACGTCATTTCCTCTATTGCGTTTCCTATGCAATTATTGAAAAAGTCGGGATATAAACAAACGGCGATATCACCATTAGCAAGATGGGGCGCGCCGCTATCTTGTGAAATAACAACATCAAGACCGCCGCCGCCTATGTTCTCAACGACTATTGCACTGCAACCGCCGCCCGTATTGGCGGCCATGTGAATAGTTGCGCTAGTGTTTGCAAACGCGGCGTTTAATTCGGTTTCATACCATTGGGCGACTGTCTCGCCTATGCTTTGCTCAATTCTTTCAGATAATAAAGCCATGATTAAACCCCCGCAAAAAGGATAAACGGCGTTACCAATGCCGCAATGGCAAGGCAAGCCCAAATTGCTATAAAAACGCGGTCAATTCTCAATTCGCGCTCCGTTTGTTTCCTGCCAAGATAAAGGCGCGCCGCTTTTTCGCCGTCGCTCATTTTGCGCCCGTCGAATAGCTTTGCGGCTTGCGTCTTATCCAAAAGGCTAACTTTTACACTCAAATCAGTCATAATCAAAAATTCCTTTGCTGTTTTGATAAGCCTAAAGTGTCACGTTTTGCGACAAATGCAAAGCAAAAAAGGCGCGTTTAATTATCACGAATTGTTACAAAGTGAGACAGAACAAAATGAGAACGCCGAGCGGTCAAAATCGGCAAGGCTTGCAAAAATAACCCGCCAGTGGAAATAACCCGCCAGTGGAAATAGAGCCGAACAACCCTCCGATGGAAATAACCCTCCGATGGAAATAAGACCCGCCGATGGAAATAACCCTCCGATGGAAATAAGACCCTCCGATGGAAATATGACCCTGCGATGGAAATAACCCGCCAGTGGAAATATGACCCTGCGATGGAAATAACCCGCCAGTGGAAATATGACCCTGCGATGGAAATAACCCTCCGATGGAAATATGACCCTGCGATGGAAATAACCCTGCGGTGGAAATAGTCAGATGCGACCAGTCTTGACGGCGCGGATATATGCCTTCTTGAACTCGAACTGGATGCGCGCATTTACGCCCTGCAAGATTGCTGCTGCTGGGTTGTATTTTTTGGTGTTCTTCACGGATGGCTCAAAGTGATAGGCTGGAACAGTCTTCTTCTTCCCGGTTCTGACAAACAGGATGCTTTTGCCAGTCTTGCTTGACTTGCCGACAAAGGTCTTGGCTTGCGGGTAGAGTGTGCTGGCCTTCTTGGCTTTCGTAACCTTACCAGTCTTTGTGCGTGTAATCTTATACCCGCCAACCGTCATCGGCACAGCCAGCTTTGAGCGTAATGGCCTCCGCGTTCCGCCGGACACATGAAACTCCATGAAGCTGGTATCGACCCGCCGCTTACTTATCGGGCCTTCTACCGATGTCTTTGTTCTGCCCTTGCGTGTGCCTTGAACGGGTGGCATCTCATTACGCTGGATAGCCGCACGGACAAATCCATTGGTTCGGAATGTTTTTGCGCTGCTGTTGAATATGGTGTGCGTCAGCTTGAAGAACTGTTTGTTGCGCGCCTTAAATGTCTTTTGATACGAGCGGAACAACTCATTGTCCCTAGCCTTTGTGATTGTGGTGTTCAACGCCAGTGACGCAGCAAAGGGTAACTGCTTGGCGACCATTCGGTCTAGCGCAGCCTTTACCTTCTTGTCGCCCTTAACATCAAACTTAATCAAAATGGTATCTCGTCATCAAACTCTTGATTGTCAGCAATGTTGACAATCTCCGCGCCCGGAAACGCATCCTTCACGGCATGAACGTCCATTTGCGCGCGCCATGCACGGACAATCCGTGCAATCTCCGTAACAGTATAGACAGGCAAGTCAGTCTGCGCCAGTGTCGCGGCAGAGTTATCTTTTGCGATAACTATCTGCATTTCATCTTTGCCTTCCTCATTCGGCGCGGTGGCATACCAAAACTCAGGCGGGGCTGGTTTATGCCCTCGTTCCGTCGCTTCTTTCTCCAGTGCAGCCCAGCCACGTTGCATAACGCCAGCGCGCTGGATAACCAGCGCAACATCCTTCTCATGCAACGCCACATCAAGCTTAGCCTTCGCTGCCTCGAACTTAGCGGCAGTCTCAGGGCTGACCAGCGTCTCAAGTCTCCCGACACCCCAACGCAACTCAATGTCAGCCGCAACCGCATCCAGTGGTTTTAACGCGCCGTGTATCTGGTCATATTGCCAACCCTGCATGGGAACGTAATCGTCTTTGCCGATTGCATCTAAATCATATCTACTTTTTCGCTTTGTCATTACTTCACTTCCTCACAAAAAAGACCACACTCAGCAAAACCATTCTTTATTGCGTTGCCCTCGTAGTCCTTGTCTAACTCGTCTAAAAATATGCGTTCATTATTCACACGGGTCAGCTTAACACCAATCTCCCTGCTTTGCTCCGCGCGTTGCCTAAAGACCTCTGGGTGTGTTTTTCTTACCAAGTTCCAATAAGTCGGGCTCGTTGCTTTTACACAGCCAATGCAGTTCGCGTTTGGATACCCCATTTTGTAAACACGCGGCAACGCGATACCAGCGGCGGAAATAATTTCCATACACTCGACCTTGCCAATCTTTTGATTGACGAGAACTGGCAAAAGATTGTCGCGCTCAGTCAAAACAAATCTTTTTGCCCTATGTTCCTCCTCTGCGGTAAAGCCCAGAACGTGCCAATCCACATCGTTGTCAGCCTCCCAAATCTGTCTAGGCACTTTCTTTAACTCCACCGTGCAAGGCGCACCAGATACGCTAGACATGAACCGCCTTTTGTCCCACACCTCCACAGCAGACTGTGACGGAAATTTGCTAGACCTAATAATTTCAATCGGCTTATCAAGCCAGTCCTGAACGTCAGACAAAAATCTTCTGTTGTCCTCGTCCTCCTCCAGTATTGGAGAGTTTAGTATTCGGACATCACAATCGGGATATAGTTCCAAAGTCTTTTTAGCCGCAACCGCACTCGCAGCACCACAACTAAACCAAACAGCTATCTTGTCACCTTGCTTTGTCATCTATAAACGCCTCGCTTGCTTCTTTGATTGTCTTGCCATTATACGCCATGCGGATAATCGCGCCATCTTGGCTGTGCCAGCTATCGGTAACACATACGTTACCAACGTCGATATTCTCCGACGGGTCGGTGTCATGTTCTCCGACCAGAACCACCACCTCTTTGCCAGCTTGCATTAAACCACTCATCAGACCCGTCAACATTCTTAGCTGCCCCATTGGCAACCTCGCCCCGGTTGACTTCAATTCGCCAATGACGAACACCTCGCCACGCACATCGTATATGAAGTCGATGTCGGTAGGTGTGTATCCGTTGATGTGCAGATTGCCAAAGTCTTTTACTTGTGCCATCCGGTCACGATATTGCACCGTGCCATGATTAAAGTTTAACGCCATTTAACTTCTCCATACATAGTTCCGACCATCCATAACCATACCCCTTTATAGGGGGGTATGGATATGTATGGATATGGGCAGCACCTATGGATTACCATCCATACCCATCCATATCTCATTAACTAACCCGTTGAAAAAGCTGACACTCTCAGATATGGATGCCCCCTTCTTAAACTGATACCAGTCATTCGACGACATTTTGCCGATTTTGGCCTCAACAGCACTTCTCCAGTCCGCTTCACGGATGCCGGGTGCGCCATCTTCATCGTGTTCTGTCCAATTACCAGCCGCCAACATCTCTTGCAGCGTGTCGATTGCTGTCTGTTGTTTGGCACTACGGCGTGACTTTGGCTTGGGCAATTCGTCCATTATGTCCAAAACCAAGCTGCTTTGCTCTTGTGCAAATGCGTCTTGCACAAATCGCACCTCACGCGCGTTTAAGGCAATAGGCTCAGCCTCCTGCACATCTTTCTGCTTTGCTACCTTTACAACGACAGATTGCGTCCCCTCAGTGCGTTTAATGGCAACAGAGGTATCAACAGCCCCCAACAAAGAAGAACTGCCACGCAAGCCCTTATCGCTGTCCTTGCCGCTATGGTGAACAGCCAGAACCGTGCAATCGAACCACTCTTTCATTAGGTCGCATGACCGGATAAACATACCCATATCTGTTGCGCTGTTCTCATCAGCACCGGACCCGGCGAATGACCTTGCCAGCGTATCCACCACGATAAGGTCGGGTGATACACCGCCGAGCGTATCCTCAATGGCGTGTCTCAGTTGTAACACATCTGGGGCATCTTCCATCGCCATACCAATGGGCGTTGTAACGGCATAGAACGGCACACCGTCGTCATCTAGCTGCCTATCCCTATGCCAAGCTTCCGCCCTTACAGCGATGCCTGACTGGCCTTCCATAGCCAAATAAACGACTGCGCCTTGTGATGTGGGTCGCCCGTTCCAGTCGATACCGTGTGCAATCGACAACGCCCAATCAATCGCTAGGAACGATTTGAATGTTGCTGGTGCGCCGTATAGCACGGCAAAGCTGTTCTCGATTAGGTAATCCGCCACCATAAAGCTGGGCGGAGGGGTAGCCCTTAGTTCTCCGAGCGTTTTGACTTTGATTTTGCGCTCAATGGTTGCAGGAACTTCTGCAACGCTATCGGATATGCTTGCTGGCGCACTGTTTTGCTGTGGCGCAATGCGAAGGTCTGGAAGTTTTCCCTCTCGGCCTCGGATAATAGTGCTGGTAACTTTCCTCTTGAACTCATCTAATCCTCTCCCTTCGGCGTTCAAATCGCCTGTCCTGCTTTTTACTTTACGTTCATAAACTGGGTAAACATTCTCGACCATCCATTCCACCGTAGGAAATGTCTTATGCTCTCGGACATAATCACCGATTGAAGCCAGAACCATACGAGCCATGAACTTTTCACGACCATCAACAACATTGCCCCAAACATCAATATCAGAACCACCCATAGGAGGCTCAAGGCTAGTAGTAGCCAGTCCAGTAGCTTGGCTCGCAACCCTCGGTGGAAATAATGCGAAGTCTTCGTCATTTACCCAACGATAACCTGTGCTGGCGGGGTGTATGACGTAACCGCCGTCACCTCTAACGTCAACACAGCCGTCAATACCAGCACGATTTCTAATGCCATCAGAGTGCCGATAATAATAGTGCCATCCACCTGATTGCGTCTCAGATACCTTAGTGATGCCCAAAAGTTCCGCATTGTCCTTTACCCAATCTTTACCTTGTTTTCCGTCTCTTACGTCAATGTCGATGACCGACACGCCGGAGACTTCTCCGGTTGGCATACCAATAAGAGCAGCACCCGGCAAGGAAAATAACCGCTCAATCTCATCTGGGTCTTGTGTTGCTGATTTGAACCCGCCCTGACAGACAGGACGCTTCTTTACATCGCACGGGAAGACAGGGTAATCCTCTGCCACCTCAAGTGCTGTGCTTATAATATCCATCATAATGCTCCCTCAAGCTGTTTAATTATTCTTCCGATTTGTTCTGGGATTTGCGGGACGACCGCGTTACCCAATGCTTTAATTCTGTGTGACCGATTGGAAACCCCATTAGCCACTCGACCCACGTTGGGTTCAACTGCCCAGAAGTCGGCTCTGTTCTCGCCGCTTCGCTCAGATTGCCCCTGTAAGTCTCCGACCCGATGTGCCTGTTCTTCGGCGCGCCCTTGTAATCGCTGGCGGCTGGTGTAGGCCACATTTGCGGACTGCTCTGTATCTGTTTCCAAGCCTTCACCGTGTTCTCGTCCACTTGCTCTCGCAGATTGGAAGGCCAAGCCCTGCCCTTCCGCGCCACTGTCGCTTGCTTCACCAGTGACTGCTCCGACCTCTGTGGCAAGTCGTCCATCGCGCATGGTGTCGCCCACATTTCTGGCGACAATCCATACTCTGTCTCGTCTGTGCGGGGCATCGACACCGCAAGCTGGAATAACAAACGGCCTTGCGGCGTAGTCTTCGGCTTCCAAGTCAGATAGCACCTCGTCGAGGCCCATCGTGATGTGTCCAGCAACATTCTCGAAAATTCCCCAAGTGGGTCTGATTTCTTTAACAAGCCGATACACTTCTGGCCAGAGGTGACGGTCATCTTCCGCGCCTCGCTGCTTCCCGGCAACACTGAATGGCTGGCATGGGTATCCCCCGACGATGACATCTGGTCGAACAATCCCATCTGCTCGGAGTTGCTCTCCGGTGAGGCTTCGGACATCATCGTAGATTGGTGTGTCAGGCCAATGTTTTCTGAGGACTGCTTGACAGTAGGGTTCGATTTCGCAGAACGCGACTGTTTCAAATCCGACTTTTTCGAGACCAATGCTAAATCCCCCAATTCCACTAAATAAATCTAATACCTGCATGAAAACGCTCCCACGTTTGTCTCCCTCGTATAAGTCGGGTCGGCGCAGACGAGGGAGTAAACCGCGCCGACCCTTTTTTGCTAATGCTTAGAACTCGTCGTCCGCACTAGCTGCTGGCTGCGCTATGGAGGAAGGAGGCGCGCCAGTTTCTTCATCATCATCCAGTTCGGATGGACGGTCAATCCAACTCACAATCTTGAGCGTTGGGATTGTCGTCGAGCCTTTGCCAACCTTAGTTGGCACAGCACCCGAAAACTCAACGACCGGGACTTGTCCACCTTTGTCCCCTGCCGCTTCGTAATCGCTATAAAGCTGCTGGATGCTCATCGTTGCACCAGCACCATTCGTTGCCCATTCTGCGACTGGTTCTTCCTCACCAAACGCAGACTTGCTCATGATGCAGACCTTGAAGCCACGCTTCCATTGGCCTTCGCCATCAGGGCGAGCCGCTGGTGCTTCCAAGCTGGCATCCATCACCCATTCAGGTGCGCCGCCCTCGGTAAACAAGCACCAGCCTGTTTTAATCTTAGCAAGGTCGAAGACCGCCTTGCTCAAGTTGACCTGACCGTCGCGGTTCGCCCAACTTGATGTTGAAGCCATATATTTTACATAAGGCTTATAATTTCCAGTTCCACCATTTCCAAAACTTAAAGGCATTTTACATTCTCTCTTTTGCATGAAGCCGTTGATTAAACCCCGAAGATGCGCTTGGCTTCACTACGCATTATCGGGTCATTCCAGTAAAAGCTGGAATAGGATGGGGCGAAGATGCTGGCGAGTTCCCGCGCGTCATTCGACAACGATAGGAACGTCTCCATCTTCTTCACCGTAACTTTATATTCTTCTAATATCTCTGCCGCCTCATCTTTATCGAGGTCATACACAGCAAACTTCTTTGGCGTGACGTAGCAGAACTTGATGTCATAGTCAGGACGCATCGCTTGATACAATGCGCCTTGACGCTTGTGGTTATCCATTATCGCGCTTGGCAGTCTGCCAGTCGTCTTGAGGTCGATGGATAGATTGGGGTCGGTATAGCTAAAGTCATCGAACCCCATAATCTCAACCGGACAGCCCTCCAGCCGAAGCGATAAGCGCGTCTGAGTAGCGTCTGGTGTGCCAAATGGCTTCATAGCTTCAATGCCATTGGTGACGTAACCAACAAGGTCTTCTCGCGCCTTGTCCCTATCGCCGCCATTTGTCAGCAGTGCAGTGTCCTTTGAGAACTGCTTGACCGCCATCTCGATAGCTTGCTCAACCGACAGCACACCAAATTCGTCTGTCAGATATTGCTCGACACCGTGTTCGGCAGCTATACCGCGCCACATATTTACATTGCTGCCGCCCTTGATTTTCATCGGGTAGCGCAACAGCCACGCCGCCGGGTCCGTCCGAAACATATCAATGCTGCTGTAGGACAGATGGCGTATGCCGTGTGCTTCAAATGCTGTCATCGAATAAACTCCCTTGTTTGTCTCGATATGTAACCATTAAGGTGCGTCACGCTTTGCGTCAACCCCCAGTGGAAATTAAAACGCCTCCGCTGGGGATATGGTGACCTTCGCACCTTCTATCTCATTGCTCCACATCATCGTCACGCGATTTGCCAAGCAATCATCCGTGATGACATTGCAGTGCTGCAACACATCCATCACGGCTTTGGCGCGGTTGTCGATGTCCATACGCCGCTTCGATGGTCGGCCTACAATGATTTCGATATTGAACGGATAGTCAATCTCAGGACGCATCTCTGTTTCGAGTGCCAGAGTGACTTCGTTAATCCACTCCATATATTGCTTGGAGCGATACATCCGCCGACCCGTTATGCGCCATAAACGATTGACGCTTGGTGGGGTCGGCAGATGGTAACAATATATTTTATTTGCCACGGCGCAGACCTGATGCCAAGTCCAGTGGGCTGACCTCATTGTCGGTTGCTGCGACCAGCTTCACCAAAATCTCAGGCTTGGGCATACGGTCACCCAGACGATACTGAGTAATCGCTGACCGACTAACGCCAACCTTGTCGGCAAGCTTCTGGTCATTGATGTCATTATTCTTCATATATTCATGCAGGTTCATCTGGTGTAACTCCCGTGATTTTCTCTAACTGCCACATTGTCTTTTCCAGCAAGTCCTCGTCAGTCGTATGACCGCGCTGGCGGTGGATGGTTTGCACTACGGCTTTAACATCTTGCATCACCTGTGACAATGCCTCTTTGTCCGATAGGCCAGCATATCTCACATCTGGTTTAGCCATTATAGGTGTCCTCCGGTGTGCGCTTATCAAACTCACGCAGAAGGCTTGTCAGCGTGTCAATCATGTTGACCGCCTGATTGCGGTTCACTGCAAAGCGAACATAGTCGTCGCCTTCCTTGATGCACAAGTCAGCCACAAACGCCACA